TAGCTATCATAAGTATGTCATCTATGTCTTGTAAAGCCCTAGCTTTGTACAAACCTTCACTTAGGTTTTGTTCTATATGCTTTCTTACAGGCTTTAACTTTGTTTCTAACTCCTCATAAAAAAGCTTTAACTTTTTTTCCATGTGTATCTTTGCTTCACGCTCTATGTCCATTATACTTTTGTTGGTATCTCAGTACAATAAGCAGATACAGTAGCTTCAGGTGTAGGCTTTTGACTCATAAGTTCACTTCGTATATAAGCTGCACCATTTCTACACATTTCTATGGTGGGATATACGTGATCAATTGCTTGGACTCTAACAAATCCTGGAGCGATAGACATTATGATCACTAGTACATACACTACTCTGTGCTTTCTATAATGTGATTAGATGTTTCTACTTCTTCAACTACCTCGTGGTGTTTAATCTCTGCTGAAACTGATACCTTTGGTATATAAGTTACTGTTTGTAACGCTATAAACACGGCTGCCATTAATCCAATTATTTCCATTTTATTTCCTTTATGTTAAATCAACTAGCTCACACGTATCGCCACTACAGGCGAGTGTTTGCATAGCTGCAGTGTTATCTTCCTTTTCATAATCACACAAAGCTGACCACTCTATGTTACGAGGCATAGCTTTGAGGAGCACGTTGTACTCTTCTTTGCTACACTCCTGATAGGGTGCTTGTTGGTATGTGTGATCTGAGTGGGGTAGGAAGGATATACCACTCATTTCGTCAAAGTGTTTGTACACAAACGCACCTACATCTAGCCATTCGTCTTCACGGACAGTGCAGGTAATACTTGGTTTGTGCTCACACCAATGTCTTTGATACATTAGCCATGTCTCCAGTTGTTCAATAGCTGTTAGATCATTTCGAGTAACAGCTTTGTTAGGAGACTTTATAGGAAAACTAAACACTACAGTGGTGTCAGGTTTCATAACGCATGGCTCGTTTGGTATGCCTTGATCTTTCATAAACTGTGTAAGTGGATCATTTACGTCAGCGCGAACAGTACGGATATAGTATGCACTATGACGAGAATGTATGCCACTGGCACTGTCAACCAATTGTGATACGGTTCCCGATGGCTTGTTGCAGCTAATCGAAACAGAGCAGGGTATGTTAAAAAGACTAGCATATTCAGTATTAGTAGATACAGATACATTTCTTAAAAACTCCAATGTTTTATCAAGACCTTTGTTCTTTGTTGTCATCAAAGGATTGTCCATTATCCCTGTGAGTGACACACCCAACAGTCGTTCTTCTTCGGTATTTCGCTGCCACACCTTTCGCAGATATGGGAACTTAGTATATGTGGACTGAACTGTTCCAAGAATCGTTGCAAGCCTGACTTTTCTCGCAATAGAATCCACATCATCTCCAGCCCTGACAACAACTTCTGTAAGATTGCAGAACTGATACGGCCTGAGTATGATTTCACTACAGGGATTAGTTCCAAACTCGTGTTCTGGATCACGCCTGTCATACTTTGCAGCTTGTTTCTTAGATGCTTCACGGTTAAATATTCCCCTTTCACCAGATTTACTTTCAACGAGTGATGACCACTCACGCAAGAAGGACTCCATGTCGGGCTTCTCTGTGTAAGATACAGAGTTGTTTGCTAGAGCACGATGTCCTGCGTTTTCCCACCACTGTCCTGACTTAGCGTGACGCATACGATCATCACTCAGGTTCGACAATGATATCATAGCACTACGTCTAACGCCACCAGAAACTACTATCTGCCCTACAAAACACATAATGTCGTGACATTCTAGTGCATTTAGTTTACGTCCTTGTGCGTTCTTAAATGTCTGCACAGTAAAGTTAAACAGATCAACTAAAGGCGCTGGGCCTGATGCTCTACCACCAAAAGTTTGTAGTCTAGCACCTGCTGGTCTAATCTTAGACATGTTCCACTTGGGTATCTCACCAGCCCACAGTAAAGCTAGTAGCTGTCTGAAAGACTTAGCCCAACCTTCTTTACTGTCTTGCACTACAATAGTAGTCTCGCTATCGTACAACTCAGGCACTTCAGCTAACTTGTTTATGTATTGTCTCTCAACACTGAAACCAACGCCTGTACCACACAATAGGATAAACATGGCTTCATCAAAAGATTTAGGATCATCTACAGGTAAATAGCTACAGTTGTAGATACATGTGTTGTCTCTGTCTGCTGCTGCACCTGCAGTCATCATGGCTCTCATAGATGGCATGACCTCTAGGTTAAGTATAGCCTGTCTTATCTCAGCATAGTCTTTCTTGCCTAGCATATCACCGACAATGTTCTTCATGTAACGGTCAACTGTCTCTGCCCAACTTTCACGTCTTAGTTCGTTAGGTAGCCACTTAGAATATCTAGATTTATGTATAAACGTTTGATAATCTGTGGGAAGTATGTTACCTGACTCCAGTTCATTGTAATATTCAAATGCTTCGATGTCACTAGCGTTGATCATAATCTCTCCCTTATATTTAAATTTTCTATGTTCACATCGTCTATGTCGTGAAACGTATTGTGTATCAGATCGTGTACATCTTCCACATGTGCGTCCTCTACAGTTGACAGAACGTTACACGGCTCATCTACCTCTAGTAGAAATGTAACGCTAAACTTTTTCTTTCCTATCACTTGTGTATTTCCCTTAATGTTTCGTTAGCCCAAGTCAGATACTGCTGTGCTTTCTTTAGATCCTCTACAGGAGTAGCATTCTTATACATAGCCCTGTGGTTGTACTTCATAACGTTACCTCTACAGTATGCAACAAAACCTTCTTTGCCTAAGACTTGTTTAATATAATCTATACACTCAACCCCATCATTTAAATTATAGTGTGCAGGTTTATCTACTGGATCAAAACTAATTATGTCTGAGTCATCAAACAATGTCTGTCCGTTCATAGTAAGTGTATCAATAGTATCCATTATGCGCTTCCTTGTGTTTTTGTATATCTAGTAAGCTTTAGAACTTTACCGTCCGTACCTTCTACTTTTTCGTACAATGGTAAATCTTCTTCTTCGTAACCTACTAGTTCGTTTCTTCTTTCTTCTACTAAATTATATAGATCTTGATCATATTGTGCAAGCTCTAAAAATGCACCCATCATCGTAGCTAGGTGTACTAAGTATGAAGTATCCTCTGGATTTAGTAAGTTAAGTTCGCCCACAACTAAACCAGTGTTTAACTCTCCTGTCCAGTTACCTTTACCATCAAAAGAACAAGGCTTCAAAACTAAAGCTACTTCATCTTTCCCTATTACATATTTTGTCATGTTACTTTCTTCTCCCCCTTAAAAGGTATAAGTTTAACTCTAATAGGTTTGCCTTTTTCTTTTAGCCATGCTTCAGGTATGATACGATGTTCCCATTTGAACTCGTGTTTGTCACACCATTCACAGTATCTAGACTTTGCACCTTTGTACAACTTTGCTTTGCTGTTACTGAAGACAAACCGTATGTCTAACTCTGGATGTTGTTCTCGTATGGCTAGATGCTTACGTCTGTCTTCAGTATCAAAGATACCCTTTGTCTCTATTATGATACCATTGTCTAAAATAAAATCAGGTGTGTACGTTCTGTAGCGTAAGTCTTCCCACTCTATCTTTAAACGTTCATACCTGACTTTTTCTTGGTGATTTTTTAGGTACTCAGCGATTTCGTTTTCTAATCCACTGCGATACCTTCTAGAGCTACTCCTTCTTCTCTTTGGGTTTCTCAACCCACGCTTCGTTTTCTGGGGTGTCTGGGTCATCTGCTATAAAGTGTCCTTTTTCGTTACGAGCACGAACCATCTCTGTCTCTACATTTAAAGACTTCTCTAGTTCTCGTGTCTTCATCTCCCCTACAAACTTAACACACTGTAGCCAGTGCTCTAGCATATTAACAGATACTAGGTTCTGCTGCAACAGTTGTACTATCTCTTTTTGGCTATCAGACATATCGTCTGTTGCATAGTCTTTGTCGTTGATTGTTACTGTAGTCATTAATATTCACCTCTTAGTTTTGTGTAATGTACGGTTGGTGGTTCTTTCTTACCACTGTATACCTTTGACGGTAAACTCTTTAGATTAGGCCAGCATTTTATTTTGTGGTTACAGAAAGTGCAGGACTTGGGTAGCTTATAGTTACCACTAGCCTTACCTCTGTATACCTCTGGCTCTTCTGTAAAGCATCTCTCAAACGGTGCATTGCTTTTAAGGTAGGTGTGTACATCCTTTATCTTTTGTAACACTTTGTCCTTGTCTACCTCTGCTGCAGACACATACTTGAAGCTACCGTTGTTTTTATTTACAACCCACCAGCCTCCAACTTTTTTGTTAGCTGCTGTGGCGTAGCCTACAAGCTGTGGCACGTAACCAAAAGTATCACCACTCTCTAACGTGTAGAAGTCAACAAACTTGTTTTCGTATGACCAAGCACTAGCAGATTTAACATCATCTATCTTATCGTCTAGCAACATATCATACTCACCAGAAAGTTCTTCTTTTTCGTTGAGTGGCAGTGATACCTTTTCGTTATCACCAAACTGCACACCAGATGCTCTAAGCAATCCTTTTAGTAGAGCCTCTACCATATCACCAAATATCATGTTGACTTTAAATGACGTAGGCAGAGGCTCCTGATGATCGGGATCATTCTTCTCGAACCATAGCTGACACTTCGGACGCCCAATGTTGGACATCCTAAGTTTAAACTCTTGTTTATCGTTTGAAGTATTAAACTGTTTGTCAAGAGCTTCACCAATATCTTCTTTGATTTTATCAATGATATCCTGAGACATCTCAGACTTACCATCAATAGCGTTTCTAAGATACTGATGCAGTGCTAGTTCAGCAGGGTGGTTCACTGGTCAAAGTCCTCCACATCGACTATGTTGGT